AAGAAGTAAATGTTGCAACTGCAACAACCACTAATATTGTTTCTGTAGGAACAAGTTTCAGATCACTGAAAGTATTAAACCTTTTAGTAACTGGTGATGACTATCACTTTGCAGAACTGAATATCATTCATAATGGTAGTGATGTCTCTTTTGTAGAATATAATAATATTGATGAAAATTCAAACATACTTTATGGTGGTGGTATTGGAACTTACAGTGCTGCAATTAGTGGATCTGACATTCTTCTTAAGTTCCATCCAAATGCTGGTATTGCAGCAACTTCATACAGTCAGATAGTTAATACTGTTAGAGGGACTAGTTCACCTGGTATTACAACAATGAACACTGCTAGAATTGGTAGTGCATACACTTCAATTGCTTCCTCTGGATCTCCAACTGCTCATGTAATCTCAAGTTATGATACAAGGTCTCCCTCTGATAATTATAGTGCATCATATCAAGTTATCACTGTAGAGGATACATCCAATAACAAACATGAAATGTTTGAATTAGGAGTAGTAAACTCACTTACTATTCCAACACAAGGAATTACTCCATATGGAAATGTAGAAACTGATTCATCTCTTGGAACAGTTGGTATATCTACAAGTGGAGATCTAGTACAGATTACATATACACCTAATCCAGGAATTGCTGTTGAAGTAAAAACTTTCTTTGTTGATCTCAGAGAAATCTCTCCAGATGTTACTGATAATAAAATTGATCTTAATGATGGATGTTTAAGAGCACAAACAGGAAATTATTTTGGAACAATAAATTCAGTTAAGACTAATTTTGATTTGACACACAAGGGTGATCCAATTTTTAGAAGACAATTTGATGGTGCATCAACAAGTGCTGTTAATTTAACAACAAATCAACTCACATTACCAAATCACTTCTTCCAGAGTGGTGAGGCAATCAAATACGTTGTTACTGGAACTAATCAAAGAATTGGAATTGTTACAACTAATTTTGGTGGTAGTGTTGGTTCAACTTCTTTACTGCCAACTGATTTATTTGCAATTAAAGTAAATGATGCCCAGATAGGATTTGCAACTAATCCAACTGATGCACAAGCAATAAATCCATCTTTTATTCAGTTTAGTAATGTTGGAGTTGGTAATTCACACTTCATTGTTGCTACTAAGCAAACCACTAAAATGGTGGTATCAGTTGACAATATGATTCAAGCACCTATTGCTAAAACAGGTATTGCTGCCACTTTATCAGAGCAAGTTATATTCCAAACAAAGTTTGCTACAAGTGGAATCACATCTATCTCATCAAATGATATCATTAAGATTGATGATGAATTTATGAGAGTTACATCTGTTACTGGAACTGGAACAACCATCTTTGTTCAAAGACCTATTCTTGGAACTCAAATTGGTATTCATAGTATTGGCGCAACCATTGACAAATTTGTTGGCAATTTTACAGTTACAGAAAATACACTGAATTTTGTAAGTGCTCCATATGGTAATATTCCCATTGGTACATCAACAAATCCACCTGATGAAAGAGATTTTGCAGGAATCACTACAAGTTCTACTTTCAGTGGTAGAGTTCTGATGAAAAATGGTGTTGAATCATCAACAACTGAAACATATGATAATAACTTTGTCTTTGATGATTTATCACATCAATTTACTGGAATCACTAGTGAATTTGTTCTGAAATCAGACAATCAAAATGTAAGTGGTATTACTAGCAATACTTTCCTTCTTGTTAATAATATATTCCAATCACCACAAGGAGCAAATATAACTGAAATTGGTGAATATGAGAACTTTGAAAGTGCAGGTGTAACCACTGTTAGATTTAATACTAATTCTGCTACACCAACTGGCCATGACCAAAATCTTGGTGGTCTTCCAATTGGAGGAATGATTGTTTCTGTTGGTTCATTTGAAGGTGCTGGTTATCAACCTCTTGTAAGTGCTGGTGGAACTGCTGTTATATCTGCTGGAGGCACTGTTCAATCAATTAGTATAGGTAATAGTGGTTCAGGGTATAGAACAGGTGTTGTAACAGCATATAATGTAGGCGTACAGACTTATAGTGGTGTATTACCAGTCTTAACTCATATTGGTACTGCATTAGTAAGCAATGGTCATGTAATTGGATTTGATATTACTAATGGTGGAGTTGGATTCACAAGTTCCAATGCACCTGTTGTAGTCATTGATGAACCAATTAACTATACTGACATTCCTCTTGAATATTCTTCATCCTCATCAGGTGTTGGTACTGAAGCAACTATAAATGTAAAAGTTGGTCAAGGTTCTAGTGTAATTGAGTTTGAAATTAATGATTTTGGTTATGGATTTAACAGAGGTGATGTGCTTACAATTCCTGTAGGAGGTCCTACTGGTATCCCAACAAATACTTCTATCACATTCAATGAATTTCAAATCACAGTTCAAGACACCTACAGTGATGATTTCAATGCATATTCTCCAGGTGAATTCCAAGTATTGGATAGAATAGATACCAGATTTAATGGAGAAAAGAAAGTATTCCCATTAACACTTGAGGGTGAACCAATATCCATCTTTGCAGCAAGAGACTCTTCTATTGAAGTAGATCAAACCCTCTTTGTTTTTATAAATGATATTCTTCAAATTCCTGGTGAATCTTATTTCTTTGAAGGTGGAAGTCAGATAACATTTAATGAAGCACCTAAAGGTCCTGGTTCAAGCATTCCAGAAGGTGATACATCTAGAATTATGTTCTATAAAGGTGCAGGTGATTCTGATGTAGTATTTACAGATATTTTAGAAACAATTAAAATTGGTGATACTGTAGAACTGAATGCTGAACCTACTCAGGGTATAGTTCTTGATCAAGATAAGAGAGTTATAACAGGTATTACAACTGTTGATGCTGTTAAAACTAATGTATATCCTGGTCCTGGTCTTACTGATGATGAAACTATTGAAAGACCTTTAACTTGGTGTAGGCAAACAATTGATAAAAAAATAAATGGTCAATTTATTGGTAAAGATAGACCAAAATATGAACCTAATATTTTCCCTGCTGCCTATCTTACAAGTCCAATTGGAATCAACTCAACTGAGGCATATGTAGATAGTGTAAGACCATTGTTCAATATTGCAAATGAATCATTCAATACCTCATTCCAAAACTCCATAACTGTAATTTCACAAAATGCATATGCTGGTGCTGCTGCTACTGCTACAGTTTCAACTGGTGGATCTATTTCATCAGTTAACATTACTGATGGTGGTGCAGGTTATGATTTCACACCTACAGTAACTATTGCTGCACCTAGTGGAATAACAACTGCTCAGGCAACTGCTACTGCCTCTGTAACAGCAGGAGTTGTTACTAGTGTCACTATCAGTGGTATTGGTACTGATTATGTCACACAACCACTGGTGTTGATTCAACCACCAAGAATAACAAAAGAAACAATTAATGTTAATTCTTATTCTGGTGACTATGGCGTAATTGTGGGTGTTGGAAGCACTAATGTTGGAGCACAGAAACAATTGTTCTTTGATGTTTATATTCCAACTGATTCATTCATGAGAGATGCAAATATTGTTGGAACTGCAAAAACAGTAAGTGGAATCAGCACTGGTGACTTTATAGTTGTTAGTGATACATTCCTTTCAATTGGTAGCACATTTGCATCCACTGTTGGTGTAGCAAAAACTTTCCTTGATTGTGTGTATCAAGTTGATTCTGCATCAACTCAAATGATATCTGTTACTACTGAAAATTCTTCTGGTATTGTAACAGCAGTAAGAAGAATTAAGTGTGATGTTGACACATATGGTTCTGGTATTACTCATACTCAAAGACCATTTATGGGTAATTATAGTTGGGGTAAAATTGTTTTTGAAGAAAGAACTAATACCAAGTCTTTTGATTCATATAATGATAATGGAGTCATTGGAATTTCAACATCTGGCTTGGTTCAAAGGACTGCATCTCTTAAATTTAAAAACTATACTTAATCCCCTATAAATAAACAAAAAAGTCCTAATAAAATGGCTGCGATTATAACTGATCAACTTCGTATATTAAATGCTAAAAACTTTGTTGCTGGAGTACAATCCAGTAGCAACTCTTATTATACGTTCATTGGTCTCCCCAATGCCAGTGATTATTCATCTACTTGGGATAGTTTTCCACCCTCTCCCAAAGATAATTTAGATGAATCAAATGATTATTGGGATACTATGATTGCTTTGAAAAAAGTAAGTAGTGGAGATGTTACTCAAGTTGTTAACAAAAACACTTGGTCATCTGGCAGCATCTATGATATGTGGAGGAATGATATTTCAAGATCAAATCCTTCACAACCATCTGGTTCATTTAACATATACAATGCAAATTATTATGTGATGAACAGTGATTTTAGAGTTTATATTTGTCTTTATAATAATGCAACTCCTGAAAATAATTTCAAAGGTAGTCCTTCACTAGATGAACCAACATTTACTGACTTAGAACCTAGAGCAGCAGGTTCAAGTGGTGATGGTTACATTTGGAAATATCTTTATACTATTAAACCAGGTGATGCAATTAAATTTGACTCAACAAAATATATTCCAGTTCCTAATGATTGGGGCAATACTACTGACACCTCCACAGTCAAGGCAAATGCTGCTTCAAGTGGTCAATTAAAAATTATTACTATTAGAAACAGAGGTGCTGGTTTAGGAAATGCAAATACTTACACTGGTCTTACTGTTAAGGGTGATGGTAAAGGTGGTAAAGCAACTGTAGTAGTAAATGCTGATAGTAAAATTCAATCAGTTACTGTTACAAATGGTGGTTCAGGATATACTTATGGAACAGTTGATCTTTCAGAAAAAGGTATAACAGCAACAACATCTCCAGTTTTTGATGTAATTATTCCTCCTGCTGGAGGTCATGGACATGACATTTATACTGAATTAGGTGCATCAAATGTACTTACATATTCAAGATATGATAATGATGCTCAAAACCCTGACTTTATTACAGGAAATCAATTTGCAAGAGTTGGTCTTATTGAGAATCCACAACAGTTTGGTTCAACTAGTCTCCTTACTTCAGACAAAGCAGCAGCAACTTATGCATTAAGACTTACTGGTGTTGGATATAGTTCAGTGGTTTTTACTGCTGATAGTGAAATTACACAAACAGTTGGACTTGGTTCAACAGCAGTTGGAAGAGTTATTTCATATGATCAAACAACTGGTGTTTTAAAGTATTGGCAAGATAGAACTAATGTTGGATTTAATTCTGACGGTTCACAAAATGCTAGTGCTAAATATGGATTTGTTAATATCTTATTTGATGGTGATGCTAAATCAAATATAGGTGGAAATGTTAATATTATTGGTGGATCAGCAACACTTCAGATCAGCACTTCATTTACAGGTATTAGTACTGTAATAAATAATAGGACATATAATCTTGGGCAAGAATTTGCCATGGGTACTGCAAATCCTGAATCTAAAAAATATTCAGGAAACATTGTCTATGTAGATAATAGACCTCCAGTTACTAGGTCTACTTCCCAGAAAGAAGACGTCAAAATCATTTTGCAATTCTAAAGAATTATGCCACAGGAAACTAATCTCAATGTTGCTCCTTATTTTGATGATTTTGACGCAACTAAAAACTACAACAAAGTTTTATTCAAACCTGCCTATCCAATTCAGGCAAGAGAGTTAAATAATATACAATCTCTTCTTCAAGGACAGATTGAAGCAATGGGTGACAACCTCTTTAAAGAGGGAACTGTTGTCATTCCTGGTAATTCATCTTATAAACCTAGATTTCAGTGTATTCAAATACAACCAGAATTTTTAGGTGTTCCAGTAAATTTATATCTTGATTCTTTAATTGGTAAAAAAATTACAGGTAGAACATCAGGTGTAACAGCAAAAGTTGTAACATATATTACTGATGCTCAGTCTGATAATGGCAATTTTACATTATATTTGAATTATGAAGATTCTAGTGATGATGGTAATTCAACTGAAGTGTTCTTTGATGATGAAATTCTTACGTCTGATTCTCCAATAGCATTTGGAAACTCATTTATTTCTGCTGGTGAAGGATTTGCCAATACTATTGTTTCAGGTGCATCAGCAGTTGGAACTGCATTTACACTAAGTGCTGGTATTTTCTATCTTAGAGGTAATTTTGTTACTGTTGATGATCAAATTCTTATTCTTGATCAATATACTACAACTTCAAGTTACAGAATTGGTTTCCAAATTGAAGAAAAAATAATTACTGCAGATGATGATAATTCACTTTATGATAATGCAAGTGGATTTAATAACTTTACAGCACCTGGTGCAGATAGACTAAAAATTACTGCTAATTTAGCAAAAAAAGCACTTGATAATTTTGATACTCAAGGATTTGTACAAATTGCTGAAATTAATAATGGTCAACTGAAGAATGCCATTAATAATACATCAAGATATAATATTCTTGGCAATGAGTTAGCAAAAAGAACATTTGATGAATCTGGTCATTACTATGTTAAAGAATTACAGACTAAAATCAAAGAAAGTTTAAATAATCTTGAAGGTAATAGAGGTGTATATAAATCAGACCAACTGACTCAGGGTGGTAATGTTCCATCTGATGATTTGATGGTTTTTCAGATTTCACCTGGTAAAGCATATGTTAGAGGATATGAAACTGAAATAAAATCACCACAATTTATTGATGTTCCAAAACCAAGAACATCAAGAAGTATGGGAAATACTGGTGTTGCTTTTGATTTTGCTCCAACAATTGCAGTTAACAATGTAACTGGAAATGCACCTATTGGTTTTAACACAACTAATACGCTTTCTCTAAGAACCCAAAGAGTTGGGTCTGATAAGTATGCTGCTGCTGGCAATGAAATTGGTAAGGCAAGAATTTATGACTTTGCTTTAGAATCTGGTTCATATGATGTAGCAAATTCAAATATTAATCAGTGGGATCTTTCATTATTTGATATTGAATTTAAAAATGAAATTACTTTAAACCTGTCAGCCACACTAGCAAAATCAACATTTATTGAAGGCAAAAATAGTGGTGCAAATGGTTATATTCATACAACTGCTACAGGTATTGCACATACTTTGTTTAATGTACGAGGTGAATTTCAAATTGGAGAAGCAGTTACATTAAATGGTGATGATGACCAACAGAGATTTTTAGTTGCCACTAGACAATATTCCTTATCTGATACAAAATCAATTTTTGGAGTTGTTGGAACTGCTAATACATTTACTGCTGATATAATTCAAAGTCCTATATTAACCTTTGACAATGCAAGAATTAGTGCATCAAGTGGAGGAATTTCTACCGTAACCAGTCCTTCATTGGGTGGAAACACATTTGTTGGAGTTGTTACTTCTGGAAACATAATTCAGTATGAAAGACCAGGTTTAAATGATGTTTCTTTTGCAAGGGTTGTCTCTGTTGCATCAACTAATTTTACAGTTGCAGCAGTATCTACAGTAAATGGAGTTGCTAATGGTAGTCTTCCAACTGCCACCTTTGATGCAAATGATCTTAAAATTGTAACAACAAAATTAACAAACTCCTCAAACAGTGGAAATGATGCAGGTAAAGATTCTCTTTACAGTGTCTTACCCAATATTAATGTAAAATCTGTAAACTTAAATGGTTCAAGTGCAAACATTAGAGTTAAGAAAACTGTAACCATTAGTGCAGCAGGTGAAACAGGAGCTATCGCTGTTGATGATCTTCTTAATCAAACTTGGTCTTCATTTGATGAAGAAAGATATTCTCTTCAAAGTGATGATGGAACAACTCAAATTCTTACTAATGATAAGTTCTCATTCAATTCTGCCAGAACAGAACTTACTATTCAAGGGTTGACTGGAACTGGCACTGCTGTTTTAGTTGGAACTGTTGTACAAAACAAACTTACTTCAAAAGTAAAAAGAAAAAATATTGTTAATAAATTAACAATTGATAAATCATCCAATCCCATATCAGGCACTGATAAAGTGGGTTTTGCTGGCACAACTTTAAATGATGGTCTTGATTATGGAAACTATCCATTTGGAACAAGGATTCAGGATGATGTAATTTCTCTGAATAAACCAGATGTTTACATTGTACATGCAATATTTGAATCTTTAGATATAAATGCTCCTACTAGTCCAACATTAACTGTCAGTAATATGACAGGACCAAGTGGTAATACAAATGATCTTCAAATTGGTGATGTATTTGTTGGCAATTTAAGTGATGCTAAGGCAGTTTATCTTGAGCAATTATCTTCAACCTCAATTGCTTTTGCATATATTAATAATAAAACATTCCAAAATGGTGAAATCATAAGTTTTACAAATACTGATGTTCAGACAAATGTTGCTGATATCACAACAGGTTCACCAAATATTACATCATCTTTTGAATTTGATAATGGTCAAAGAAGTGACATTTATGACATTTCTAGAATAAGAAGAAGATTTAATGCACATACACCTACCAAAAAAATCCTCATCTATTATGGATTCCTTGATTATGATTCCAGTGATACTGGTGATGTAACAACTGCAAACTCATATACTAATTGTGATTACTCTAATGAAGTTCAATCAACTGATGGGTTTAGAAATACTGATTTAATTGATTTAAGACCTAGAGTTTCAGATTATAGTGTCACTGAGGGTGGAAATTCACCATTTGAATTTGATGGAAGAAACTTCAGTAATGGTAATCATAGTTCAAAACACATTTTTGCAAGTGATGAATCAACCACCCTTGCATATGACTACTATCTTGGTAGAGCAGATAGGGTTTATCTGACTAAAAATGGTGATATTCAAGTTACTCTTGGAGCTCCATCTGATAGACCAGAACTTCCTGATGTTCTTCCTGGTGCTTTAAACATTGCTAATGTTTTTAATCCTCCTTATCTCTATAATATAGGAGACTCAAGTATTAAATTTATTGAGCACAAGAGATATCAGATGAATGATATCGCAAGACTTGAAAGAAGAATTAAAAATCTTGAATATTACACTTCACTTAATCTTCTTGAGCAAAATACCCTTAATACTTTTGTTTCTGATGCCAATGGTTTGAATAGATTTAAATCTGGCATTTTTATAGATAATTTCTCTTCATATACGCCACAAGATGTCAGTATTGGTATCAGAAATAGTATTGATCCAGTACAAAAGGTCTTAAGACCTGCACATTACTCAACAGCAGTAAATCTTCAAGTTGGTAGTTCTGCTATTCCAGGAGTTGGAGCAGATGCTCCAGCAAATACTGATGCAAGATTTGCATCATTGGCGGGACAAAATGTAAGAAGAACTGGTGATGTTATTAGTTTAAACTATACTGAAGTTGCTGAGATATCTCAACCATATGCTACTAGAGTTGAAAATGTAACTCCTTTCTTGATTGATTTTTATCAAGGTAGTATTGCATTAAATCCAACCTCTGATGTTTGGGTAAGCACATTACCACCTGAAACTAATGATGTTATTATTGAAGGCAATTTTGAGTCAATTGCTGACGCACTTCAAGCAGATGTAACTGATGGTGCTGATGGTTTAAGAACAGGTGTAGCACCTACTTTATGGAATTCTTGGGAGACCACTGGAATTAGTCTTGATCTTTCAGGATCAACTCAAACTGAAACATTTGCAGCTGCTTCAAGAAGAACTGGTAGATCTAATGCTGCTTTAGGTCTACGTGGAAATAATGCAAGTTTAAGCACAATTAATTCAACCTCAATTGATGGTACTATTAATATTGAGCAAAATAGAACAGGTGTTCAGCAGACTGTAAATGAAATTTTAACAGATGCAGAATCACTTGGTACTAGAATTACCAATAGATCTATCTCCAACTTTATGAGAGAGAGAAATATTGAATTTACTGGTACTAGAATGAAACCAAATACACAAGTATTTGCTTTCTTTGATAATGTAAATGTAACCTTAAGATGCACCCCCAAATTGATTCAAATTGCAATGAATTCTGGTGTATTCCAAGTTGGTGAAGAAGTTGTTGGAACAGTTCCTGGTTCAGCAGATGCAGGTTCAATAAGATTTAGGGTTGCTGCTGCCAATCATAAGTATGGTCCTTTTAATAATCCAACTGACTTCTATGATAGCAATCCTTATTTGAGATCCAATGCTGTTCCTTCAGTTTATTCTGCTCAAAGCACAATACTTAATGTAGATACTGTTACACTTGCATCAGAAGAAAATCCAACCTTTACAGGTCACGTTGTTAATACAATGACTCTTCAGGGTCAAACAAGTGGAGCTGAAGCAACTGTAACAAATGTCAATCTTATTACAGATAGAGTTGGCACATTACAGGGTTGTTTTGAAGTTCCTGGAGAGGATGATTTAACAATACAAACCTTTAATACAGGAAGAAACGTATTTAAACTTACAAGTAGTGCAATCAATAGTAGAATTCAAGGAACCACTACCACTGAAGCAGAGGAAATTTTCTATTCACAAGGTGATATTGATACTACAGAAGAAGTGACTCTTTCCCTTAGAAATGCAAGAGTTAGTACAGTTGATGTTCTTCCAGAATCTCAAACTATTGAGTCTGATGTAAATCTGGAAATTATTAATAGCACAACACTAAGACCAACTCCTCCCCCTCCACCACCACCAGCACCTCCAAGAAGAGGTGACCCACTTGCACAGACCTTCAAGATTGACTCATCTATTGGAATCTATACCACAAAGGTTGATTTATTCTTCCAAACTAAAGATGATACTCTGCCTGTAACTGTACAGATTAGAGAAACAACATTAGGAACACCAAATAATGCTATTCTTGCTTTTTCAGAGGTAACTCTTGATCCTGATGATATTAATATTTCCTCTGATGGTACAGCATCAACAACGTTTAGATTTGAATCACCTGTATATCTCAGACCAGGTGCTGAATATGCTTTAGTCGTTCTTTCAAGTGTAACAACTTACAATCTCTGGATTTCCAGACTTGGAGAAGCAGATGTAACTACTCTTGCCACAGAATCAGGTAGAGTTTTAGTAACTGAGCAACCTGTGCTTGGTTCACTCTTTAAATCACAAAACTCTTCAGTATGGACTCCAAGTCAATATGAAGATATGAAGTTTGTTATTCATAGATGTGACTTTATAGGAACTGGTAATATTCAGTTCTATAATCCTGAACTTGATGATAAGAATGAGGCAATTGGACCTGGTGCAATTCTTGCTGAATCTAGAAGCATTAGTGTTGGTATTGGCACAACAGTAAATCAAGGATCTGCTGCAAATCCTCTTATTATTGGTAATAAAGTTATCCAAACAAACACTGGAGCATCTGGTTTCCTTAAAAAGTTTGCTGGCATTGCTACAGGTGAACTTAGTGTTACAACTACTGGTATTGGATTCACACCATCTGCAGGTTCATTTACATTCACAGGAGTTGGTTTAACAGCAGTAACTGGAAGAGGTGTTGATGCAACTGCTGATATAACTGTTCTTGATGGTATTGCTATTGGTGCAACTGTCAGATCTGGAGGAAGTAATTATTCATTAGGTGATGTTCTGAAACCTTTGCCATTTGGAACTAGTAAACTTGGAACTGGATGTCAACTTACAGTTGGCATTATTACAGCACAGAATTCAATTATTTTGAACAATGTTCAAGGTGAATTCAGTACTAATGTCACTGATTATCTTGTATATGATTCTACTGCTGGAACCAGACTTTCAATTAATGCTGGTGCTGGTGGTTCAGTTTGTCCTACAAGTACAACACTCATCACTGATGGTCTTCATATGAAGATCAAGCAAAGAAATCATGGAATGTACTCCAATACAAATAAAGTTAAAGTGAGAAATGTAAAAGGAACTAGCGCACCTACAAGTCTCCTTACTAATGTAATAAGATCAAGCACTGCAAACATTTCAATTGCTAACACAAATGGATTTGAAAATTTTGAAAATGTAGGTGTTTCAAATACTAATCCTGGATATGTTCAGATTGGTGAAGAAATTATTAAATATGAAGGTGTTACATCTGGCAGTGGTACATCTGGAACTTTAACTGGTATTGGTAGAGCAGCAGAAGGAATTGCTGCAAGTTATAAAGTAAATGATCTTGTCACAAAATATGAGTTTAATAATGTTTCTTTGAGAAGAATAAACACAACTCACAATCTTCAAGATGTGACCAAAGAGGATGCATTGGCAATTGATTCCTATCACATCAAAATTGATATGAATTCAAATGGAACAAATAGAACAGGAACTGGAGGCACATTTATTCCTCAAACAAATTATCTCACTGATGGTTCTACTAATACTAGTGTTGCCAAGGGATCCTACAATATTCCTTACTCATTAATCATACCTGATGTTACTTCAACAACACCAGAAGGTGCATATGTCCTTGCATCTGCTAGGACCATTTCTGAAACTTCTGTTTCAGGTAATGAGGTAGCATTTATTGACCAAGGGTTCCAAGATGTTCAGTTTAACCAAAAGAACTATTTTGAATCACAAAGAATGGTTGCATCATCAGTCAATCAAGATGAAAATCTTGCACAATTCCCTGGTAACAAATCATTTACTTTGAACCTTGATTTACTTACTTATGATAAGAGAATTTCACCTATGATTGACCTTAATCACTCATCTGTTGTATTTGTATCCAATAGAGTTGATGGTCCAATTACAAACTTTGCTACTGATCCAAGAGTGACAGGTATTCCAAATGATCCTAACAGTATGTTATATGTTACTAAAAATGTAACTCTTGAAAATCCTGCTACATCTCTGAAGGTATTCATTGATGCTTACATTGCAAATACAAGTGATGTAAGAATTTTCTATGCTCTTGATCAAAATGTAAGTGCAAAAGAAACTAAGTTTAAACCATTCCCAGGTATCAATAATATTGATACTTTTGGAAACATTATTGATCCTTCATTGTCAGATGGAACTCCTGATACCAGGAAAGAGAAAAGTGATAAATTGACTCAAACACCTGCAATAAATGACTTTACTGAATACAAATTCACTATGGATAATCTTCCACCTTTCAAGTCATTTAGACTTAAATTGATTGGAACATCATCTAATCAAGCAGTTGTTCCTCAATTTAGAAACCTTAGAGTATTAGCATTAGCATGAGTTTTATTCCAGTTGAGGGCAATAAAAACCTGTTGAGAGATGGGAAAACTAATGCCCTAATTAATACAAATAAAAATGAATTTAACGCATACATAAAAAATAGGGAGAAACTTTTATCTGATAAAGAAAGAGTTGACTCCCTTGAAAAAAAAGTTGATAATTTAAAGGGTGATCTAGATGAAATCAAATCAATGTTAAAATCACTAACTAATGGCTAACAATACTATCACCTTTAATCCAAATTCCAATACTGCATATGGTGTAAATCTTACCATATTGGAAGGTGCTGACTTTAAGTCTACATTTAAAGTAAATAAAGAAAATAAATCTGCCTTTGATTTATCTGGTTATGCAATTCATGGAAAGATGAAAAAAAGTGTTGCTATTGGAGCATCCACTGGTGGAATTCAAGGATTTACTGCTGGTATTACAAGTGCTGCTGGTGGTGAATTTAATATTTCACTTACAGATACTATAACAAAGGATTTAAAACCAGGAAGATATTATTATGACATTAATGTTGTGAGTTCAGCATCAACAGTTTATAAAATGGTTTCAGGAAACATAGTGGTAGAAGGGGGTCTCTCCGTCTAACTAAATATAAAAAAGGATATAGTGTATAATGGCACAACCTTCTTCAAGACAAGAACTTATAGATTATTGTTTAAGACAGTTAGGTGCCCCTGTCTTAGAAATTAATGTCGCTGAAGAACAACTCCAGGATTTGATGGATGATGCTATTCAGCATTTTCAAGAAAGACATTATGATGGTGTTGAGAAGGCATTCTTAAAGTATCAGATTACTGAAAAGGATGTGGAGAGAGGTAAAGCAAGACCTCCTGGAGCATCAAGTGCTACTACTCAAACTGGTATTACTTCAACTACAGTAAACACCACAATAGGAGGAGATTCTACAAATTTTGCTTTTTATGAAAATAGCAATTACATTCAAGTCCCACCTCAAGTTATAGGTATTGAAAGAATATTTAAATATGATGATGCTCAGGCAGCAAGTAGTTCAAATATGTTTAGTTTCAAGTACCAACTGTTCTTGAATGATATTTACTACTTTGGAAGCACTGACCTGCTCTCATATTCAATGTCAATGAGTTACTTGGAGACAATGGATTTTCTCCTTAATACTCACAAGAGAATTAGATTTAATATTAGACAAGATAGAATGTATCTTGATGTAGATTGGGATAATCTGAAAAAGGATGAATTTATTATCCTAGAATGCTATAGAGCACTTAATCCAAATGATTACACAAGAGTTTATAATGACCCCTTCTTAAAAAGATATTTGACTGCTTTAATTAAAAGACAATGGGGACAGAACCTTATTAAGTTTACAGGTGTAAAACTACCTGGAGGCATTGAATTTAATGGCAGACAACTCTTTGATGATGGTCAAAGAGAACTTGATGAAATCAAGGTTGAAATGTTAAGTAAGTATGAGTTACCACCAATGGATTTGATAGGTTGATCACATGCTCAATCCATATTTTTTAAACAACTCTAAACAAGAGCAAAATCTCATACAGAGTCTAGTCAACGAACAGTTGCAAATGTATGGGATTGAAATTTTTTACATTCCTAGAAGGTATGTAAAAAAGAATACTGTTATTAAAGAAGTAATACAGTCAGAATTTGATAATGCATATCCAATAGAAGCGTATCTTGATAGTTATGAAGGATATGGAGGTCAGGGTACATTATTATCAAAATTTGGAATTCAAGAAGTAGATGATTTGACATTAGTTGTGTCAAGAGAAAGATATGAAAATTATATTACTCCTCTCATCAAAGATGTTCCAAATATTGAATTATCAACTAGACCAAAAGAAGGTGATTTAATTTATTTCCCATTGGGTGATAGATTATTTGAAATAAATTATGTTGAACATGAGCAACCATTTTATCAATTACAAAAAAACTATGTTTATACTCTGAAGTGTCAACTTTACAGATATGAAGATGAGGTTCTTGATACTGGTGTAGAAACAATTGATGATGAAATTGAGCAGATTGGATATATTCAAAAATTACAATTAATAGGTGTAGCAACACCTGCAACAGCATCTGTTATTGGTATTGGAACTGGTACTATTTCCAGTATCAGAATAACCAACATGGGCGGTGGTTACTCCTCAATACCCACAGTTGCAATTTCTTCTGCACCAGATGGTGGAATAGATGCCAAAGCAGTAGCAGTTCTCACCAATGATTATATTGGTTGTGATGGAACAAAAGGTGGAACCATAACTGAGATACAACTTACAAATCCTGGTTTAGGTTATACTGTAAACCCAATCATAACAATAACAGGAGGTGGTGGTGATGGTGCCACTGCTGAGGTGGTAGGTATTGAAACTATTGGTGGTATTAACCCAATCAGCATTACATCAGGTGGTAGTGGATATGTTGGTGCTCCCACTGTTGGTATATCAACCCCAATTCATGTTGGAGCAGCAGCAACTGCAACAATTGACATTCCAATTAATCCTGGTGCTGGGTCAAGTGTTATTGATACTACAATCAGTGTTGGTATTGCTACCTATTTGTTCCCTGGTGGCACTACAGGTGGTGTTTTCTACAAGTCTGCACCCACTGTTACATTCTCAGATCCAACAGGCACAGGAGACAACGCAAATGCCACAGCAACAATTCAAGATATTGCAATAAGTGGTGGTAGAGTAAATTCACTTACAATTACTGATGAAGGTAAGTTCTATACATCAGTTCCTACAGTAACTATTGCTCATCCTGGACTTAGCATTGCTTCTGCTACCATAGGAATTGCTGGATCATCTATAAACCCAAGTTCTATAGCATTCAGTACCACAGGTAGAGCATATACAAGTGCTCCAATTGTAGCAATTACCACATCTACTGGACAGGATGCACCAACACAAAATGCTACTGGTATTGCTACTATTCACCCCATTACTGGTATTATAACAGCAGTTTCATTTGACCCTGCTGATGCTTGGGCAGTTGGAACTTCAGCAACTATTGGGGCAGGATATACTGTTGCTCCTAATATTGCTTTTGGGTCACCATCACCTGTTCAAGCAACTGCAACTGCAACAATTTCAATTGGTGGTTCAGTAACAAGTCTTGCTATTGGAAATAGTGGATTTGGATATATTTCAGCACCAACAGTCACAATATCAGCACCAGCAGGTGTAACAACACAATTTACCGCAACTGGTATTGCAACCATTAGATTTAATTCAATTTCCACCACAGGAACACTTTCAACCACATCCACATCAATTACTGGTATTACTACAACAGGTATAATTATTGGCGATAGAGTCAGACTTGCTGTAGGACATGATAGTTATTATAACTTTGTGCCAGGAGGTACTTTTGTAAGTGGTATTGGTGCTGGATCAATATCACTTAATCAAGCATCAACAAATGTTGGTATTGCAACTTCAGTATTTGAATTTGGCATTAATCAATGTGGCATTGTAACTGGAATAAATCTAACATATGGTGGAGGAGGATATCTATCTCCACCAACAATCACTATATCAAATAATTCTAGATTTAAAAATTATGTTGACATTCAACCAGGTGTAACCACAGCAGTTGGTGTGGCAAATACAAATGCTGCTGGTGTTGTAACAAGTATCACAATCACAAATAGTGGTAGTCAATATGTGTTAACACCAACTATTACAATCTCTGAACCTGTGTCAACAAGTACTGGATCATTTATATTCAATGAAGTTGTAACTGGTGCAAGTTCTGGATCCACTGCAAGAGTTAAGTCTTATGATGCTGTGAACAATATTCTTGAAGTGTCCATTGTTGATGGAACATTTACACCAGGTGAAACAATAGTTGGTAGCGAATCTGGTGCTAGACATTCAATGAAATCTCAAGATAAGTTTGATACTATTGATCCATTTGCAGATAATGATACCATTGAGGTAAGAGCAGATGATATTATTGATTTTAGTAAAATAAATCCATTTGGTATGCCTTGATAAATAAAGAAAAAGTAGCAATAAAATGTTTGAGCATTTTTACAATGAGATCTTTAGATCTGTAATCATAGCATTTGGTTCTCTCTTTAATGGAATTGAGATTCATAAAAAAGATGCCAATGATGATACTTTTAGTATTATTAAAGTTCCACTTGCATATGGACCTACTCAAAAGTTTTTAGCAAGACTTGAGCAGCAGGCAGATTTAAATAAACCAGTTCAAATGACTCTTCCAAGAATGTCATTTGAATTTACTGATCTTCAATACGATCCTGTTAGAAAAGCAACTCAAACACAAGCATTTCATCCTGTAACTGATTCAGGAACAAAGACAAAAAAAGTCTTTATGCCTGTACCATATAATATGGGTTTTGAACTTTCAATAATGACAAAGTTGAATGATGATGCTTTGCAGATCATAGAGCAAATATTACCTTATTTCCAACCATCTTACACACTTCCAATTAAACTTCTTGGTGATCTTAGAGAAGTTGTAAATGTTCCAGTTCAACTTGAAAATGTAACAATGGAGGATGATTATGAAGGTAATTTTGACACTAGAAGAGCACTTGTTTACACTCTGAGATTTTCTGCAAAGACAAATCTATATGGACCAATTAGTGATGTTTCAAGTGATGTAATCAAAAAAGTACAAGTTGGATATGTATCTGGTCAAAGAACTTCTTCTGGTCAAGCATATACTAGAGATGTTTCATATAGTGTTGTACCAAGAGCAACCAAGAATTATACTGGAAATGTAGTCACAGAACTTGCTGAAGATGTTGATACTACTGAGACAGTAATAAGTGTTGGTGATGGTTCAAAGGTCACTGTCAAGCAATACATCACACTTGGTGATGAGGAACTGTTTGTTGAATCTATTGATGGCAATAAACTGACTGTGAAGAGAGGACAAGATAAAACAACTCCAAGTAACCATGTATTAGGAGCAGATGTCTCTCAAATTGTAGCAGCAGATTCTGGTTTCATTGATATTGGTGATAACTTTGGTTTTGATGGTGGAATGTTATGACAGATGATAGTATCATAGACATTACACCAGGTAAGGAAAAACCTGCTCATCTTACCAAGAATGATGTAGAAAAGGATTATGAATATACAAGGGGTAATCTATACTCTATTATTGAAAAGGGTCAAGAAGCAATTAATGGTATTCTAGAACTTGCCCAAGAAAGTGAGATGCCAAGAGCATATGAAGTCGCTGGTCAGTTGATTAAGAATGTTGCTGATGCTACTGATAAACTAATGACCCTTCAACAGAAGTTAAAGGATGTAGAAGAAGAAAAAGTTAGTAAAGGTCCAACCACAGTTAATAATGCTTTATTTGTTGGTTCAACTGCAGAACTACAAAAATTATTGAAGAATAATACTGATAAATAATACATCAGGGAGAGAAATCCCAAAGTTTATACTAATAGAATGTCTAAAAAAGAGGATTTGCCGTCAATAAATGATTATCTAGAGGATAATGAACTGCCCTCTTACAAGAATTTTATTGAAGAAGGGAAAGAATTACCATCAGTAGAAGAATATAAGACTTATCCTCTAGAAGAGGACCAAACAATTGAAGATGCAAATGGAAACACATTTGCAGAGGTTATTGACGTTGTTAAAGCACCAGAATGGCAGGAACTGGTTAAATTAGTCAATGATGTAAGAAAAGATATACCTGAATTACCTGAAATTAAGTCATATGATGATGAAATTGGTCAGATAAGTGAAAAAATTGCAGAAATTCAAGAAAATTTCTCTCAGTATGACCTAAAAAGTGATAAAATTTATGATCTAAGGGCAAAAAATGAAGAATTTGAGGTAAAATTAACTGAAATTGAACAAAAAATACCTGAAGTGCCAGAGGTTAGGTACTATGAAGGTGATATTGAGTTAATTTATGGTAAAATATCAAGAATTAAGGAAGAAATTGAGTCTCTTCCTGAGGTAAAATACTACGAAAATGATCTTGATGTCTTAAAATCAAGAATTGAAGAGGTCAACAACAATATTCCTACATTTCCCAAGTGGGTTAATGAGGTAAATGAAGTACCTGACTTCTCTTGGATTGGTAAAACCTTTGGTGTTATTGATGATGACTTTAAAAATGTAGAAACTCACTTTGATTTAATAAAAGATACTATTAACTCAAGAGTTTCTGAATTAATTGAAACAATTGAAGTCAAGGATTTTGAGCAAAAAGTTGATTTTAAAGATTTTAAGAATGTATATTCAGAATCTAAGGACAAAATTTATAAAGAACTTAAAGAAATCACTCTTAGAGTTTATGACCATAAGCATGAATTCAAGGATGATGATAGAAAATTAAAGAAAGCACTTTTAGGTGAGCAAAATAAATTAAAACAAACTCTTGAAACAGAAATTAAGAGGATTAATAAGGAGAGTGTAAATACAGATGAGACAATTCTGTCATATTTTACTAATTTAAAAGAAGAGGTAAGTAAAAAGTTTGATTCTCTTCCAGAGATTAAAGATTATGACAATGAAATTGACTCACTTAGGCAAGATGTAAAATTTGTCAAAGTTAGTGTTAAAAGTTGTCTTGAAGATATTAAAAAAATATCTGCAGATATAAAAAAAGCACAAGTTGACCTTGCTGAGGGTCTGCTCAATGAACCACCTAGTGAAAAAGAGACTGCTGGAGGACAAACTGATCCATTAACACCAATGGATCAAAAGTTTGCAACCCTTGATGATCTGTCAAAACACTACAGGTTGTTTATAAACAGGGTGCAAACTCAACTTTCCACTATGGGTGGTGGTGGAGCAGGATTCATCAAAGACCTTGATGATGTTACTTTTGATCAGACCACAGGAACAAATAAATTATTAATTTATGATGGTGCTAAGTGGGTTGGTATTGCTAGCACAGCAATTCAAGGTTCTGTAGGTGCTGCTGGAACTTGGGCAGTAACCTCTGTTGGTATTCACACCACTAAAAATGTTGGTATTGCTACTACAGCAAGAAGTAATTTTGCTTTATATGTAGAAGGAAATACATTTATTGATGGAAATATCAGTGTTGGTGGGACAATCACCTATGAAGATGTAAAAAATGTTGACTCTCTTGGAATTGTTACAGCAAGGTCTGGTATTAGGATTGGAACTGGAGGAACAGTAGGTCCTGTAGGGTCTGGTATTGTCACATATTTTGGTGATGGTTCACAACTGACAGGCATTATTGCTGGTGTTGGAATTCAATCTGGTTCTACTCGTATTGGTACTGGATTCACTGATTTTAAATTTACTGGTGCTGGAGTTTCTAGTATTGTTGGTTCAGGAGCCACAGTCACTATTGATATTCCTGCCACTACAATTAAGAGACAGGTTGCCACAGCATCAGGAATTACAACAAACTTCACTGTCACTGGTGGATATACTGCTGGGTTCATTGATGTATTTTTAAATGGTGTGAAGCAGAGAAGTGGAACTGACTTTACTGCAACAAATGGAACCACAGTAACCATGGTTCCTGCTATCAATGATGGTGATGTTCTTGAATTGCAAATATATGAAAATTTAACTGTTGCAGCACAAGAAAGTGGTATTACAACTGCTTCAGTTCGTGATGCCATTCAAGGTTATTATGGATATACCACTGACTATTATACAGTTGGTGTAGCAAATACCACTCAAGAGATTGGTGCTGGAACAACCACAATGATTATGCCTAAGGTAGCATCTGATGGAATATATCAATATTTGCCTACTATTATGACTGGTGTTGGCACTAATCCATATGTTGGAACTGGCGCAACTGTAGGTACAGGACAGACTGAGTTTTCACTTGCAGGACTGTCTTCAGGTTCTTCCTGCATTGTAAGAACTGCACTTGCATACAACCCTGATGATGATAACTCAAACCTTGATGTTCAGTTAAAGTTTACAACTAATACTGCCACTCAAGGAACTGGATTGACTAACTTTACAATTAAAAAAGAACAGGCAATCATTATGAATGAGGGTGCAGACCAACAATATATAAGTGAGAATCTATTTTCTTTCTTTGTTGGAACAACATTGGAGGGAACCTCATATGCAAATGCAGGAAGTTTCAATATTGAAGTTATTCCTACATCTGAGGGAGAACTTGAAGTCCTAGCAGTAACTGTCAACGTAGTAGCATAAAATGTCAAAACCAGTAAAAATCTTTGGAGACGCAGCACTAGGTTCTCTTTTCTTTGAAGGGGTAACAATTCCTCCTGCACCTTTAGGTGGTATTGTTGTAGCAGTTGAAAATCCTAATCGTCCAGGAAAGATTAGAATTACTAGATCAGACCTGCTGCAGAAAGATGGTGTTTCTCCAAGAGTTCTTTTCAAAAGAATGCGTCCTACTAGAGTTAGGAATAAACAGAACCAACAACTTATTGGAGATCTTGGGTTTAGTCTGGCGCAGGTAATAAGTTATATCAATGATGAGGCAAATAGAAAAGCAAATGAAATTGACTTCCAAAAAAATGGTTCTTCAGTTGGTAGTGGTAACACAGTAAACTTTACTGGTGGTATTGAAGATGTTACAGTTTCTAATGATGTTGCGACAATCGCTATTAATCAGGTTGGTATTACAACCAGTGGTGGTTATGTTGGCACAGGTATTACATTATTTGATTTTAGAGGTAGTGGTGTATCTACTGTTACTTCAATCGTTGGTGGCGCAACAACAATATTCTTTGAGGGAGGTAGTGCTGGCAACCCTGTAACTAGTGGCATAGTAACTGGAGCAGGGTCTACAACACTTAGACTTACCTTACAGGATTCAACAAATGTTAATATTGATGTAACCAATCTGAGAACCACAACAGCAATTGGTTCATCCACAAACTACTTCTTCCTCAATAATGGAGCACAACTTTCTAGTAATGACCATGACATTGATGGTGGTGTTACATTCTATAATCAAAAGTTGAGGAGAGGAGAAGAAATCGTATTCTCAACTCCTGGTAATGCTGCTCACATTGGTATCTGGAATGGTGGTAATGGTATAACTGGATCTGCCAATGTTCGTAACAAATCCAACTGGCAGGTCAAGTGGCAGTACAATCATTCTGCTCTTGTTTGGGAAGCAGGTAACCAAAATGTCAATTCTACTGGTGTAGAATTGA